CAGTATCCGAAGCAGGCGGTGCCCAGCAAGCTGCCATTGCAATTGCCAAGAAAAAATCTGGAAAATATGACAAAGACGGTAAGAGACTGCACGAGGCGCCTGAAGATCAGTTTGAAAGTTTCATGAATAACATTTATAATGAAAACATGAACGCAGACGACCATGTTGGCATTTTCAGCAGTGATAGTGATATTAGAGATCGTGCTATTGAAGATTTAAACAAATTATTATCTAGCGATTTTAAAGGTGGCGCGGCCGGAGATGCTAACGTAGCTATGTCATTAAAAGATCTAGTACCTAATGCAATCATTGGCAAATTAGCCACCTTAGATCCCGGATTAGATGTACATAGTGCGTTACAACTGGCACTACAAGACGAAGCTGAACATAACAGTGATTTGCAGGATACATTAGATCAAATTGACTTTACTAAAGGTGGAGACCAAGTAGGCGGTCAAGATGTTGCGGCAGCGGGTCCGGCCCAGCAACCAGCACCTACACAACAACCAGCACCTACACAACAACCAGCACCTACACAACAACCAGCACCGGCGGCAGATGCAAGTGCCCCTCCAGCAGAACCTACTCCACCAGCACCAATTGCAGAAGATGGAGAAGATCCTCCGTTTGATCCAGATCCTCCGAGAAAGACACCACCAGCACTAGCTGGCAAACACGGCCAAGGGCATAGCACTGCTAAACACTTAGCTAAACAAGGCCTGATCAAAGCAATACATGCGGCAAAGAAAGCTGGCGCTGACTTAGATACTGAATTAGATTTTGGCCATAGCAAAAAAACATTGCATGACACAATTAAAGAGTGCGGCATGAGTCCTCGAGATTTTGGTTTTGAAACTAAGCCGCACGGCATAGAAGAAATTATGCAAAGCATTAGCGGTTTCTGGAATCGCGATGCAGAAAGCCAAGGATTGCATGAAGGCAATTTTACTAAAGGCGGCACGTGGGTTAAGAGTCATGTAATAAGTAATTTTAAAAATGGTGCTTATGAGCATGCTACTCCTGACGATGTTCGTCACGTATGCAAGATGATTGATCAAATGGATCCTCCTAGCAGTGCTAGCCATGAACAAGCACATATTTTAAAACTAGCAGGTGTTCCACAACATCCACATACTGTAGACGAAGATAATCCTGGTATGGGCCCATACGATGCACCCGATGATGATTCAGCTGGATTAGATGATCGCAATGGGATGGATGTTGCTAGCGATCAGTACCCTACAGATAATAGTGAATTAGATCATAACGAAAAACAACAAGTTCAACAGGCTGTACAACAAAATGCCCCAATGAGTCAAATTGGACAAATGATGAGATCTTTTGGAATTCAAATGCCTAAGCTACCTGGCATGAATGGCGAAGAAGGTGAAGAATTACGTTTTGATGACATGGGTCCACAAATTCAAAAGTGGATACAAAACATGACCAAGAGCATGCCTAATGCAACTAGTACTAACACATCTTCGGGAATGATTGATGGGAAACCAGCAAGTTTTGACGATGCTATGTCAAAATTTAAAGGCATGGGCGGATCAATGAATCCTCAAGATATGATGAAAAATTTAGGCGGCAACGGCGGAGGTATGCCTGATATGGGCGGCATGATGAAAGGCCTAAGTGGCGGCGATATGCCTAGCATGGATTTTAAGCCAGGCAACCAATCCAACTTATTACAAGTTGATAATCCAGAATATGTTGCTCGTCGTGCGGCCGCATTACAAAAACCAGGTGCAGTAGTTGGACACACTACTGTAAGCGAAAATGCAGAACTAACAGCAATGTTAAAAATTGCTGGATTAAGATAAGGAAATATTATGAAACGCATTACAGAAAGTGAATTAAAGAATCGTGTAAACAGATTACGCGAATATATGGCAATTGCTGAAGACAACCCTGGCATGGGTCCGTACGATGCTCCTGCTCCAACAGCAAAAACTGCTACAGCACCATCAGGTACTACCCCGGCTGCCCCAGCGGCAGCTCCTACAGCACCAGCGGCTCCTATGCAAGGTTATACAAAGACACCGCCAACAGCACCTAAACCCCCTCCTGCCAGCTCAATACCAAAATCTGTTGCAGATTTGGCAGCGGCAAATGGCATCAAAAATCCTAACATGATCCAACCCGGTCAACAAATCAAATTACCAAACGGTAGCACATATACTGTTGCACCTGGTGATAATTTATCGAATATTTCTGCAGGTAAATTTAAAGGTACACCGCCAGCGGCACCAGCGGCACCAGCGGCACCAGCGGCACCAGCGGCACCAGCGGCAGCACCTGCGGGTGCCGCTCAAGGAATGACTGAACCGGATACCCCAGAAAACGATATGTCACAATTTAATAAAAATGCTGTTGCGGCACCATTACAAGCGCCAGGAACAGGAAGCGATAGTGAAGAAGGTCAAGCAGAATTTGATCCAACGTGGGGCGGAACAAAAGCACCAGCTGACACTCGTAACTGGTTTAATAGAAATCTTAATCCATTTAGCAGTGCTCCACAAGCCGCCAATCAAAACGCTACGTGGGATAACGCTCAACAACGTGCTGTTAGCAACCCAACTAAACCAGCGGCACCTGCTCCAGCGGCACCTGCTACCCAACCTGTGTTAGATGGCTCGGGTAAACCAACCAACATGGTCTCGGCCAAAGAATCAGTACAAATGGATGAGATCCAACGTTTGGTTAGTCTAGTACATTATCGTTAATCGAGTAAAATACTCACATTTAGGGCAAGATTTCTCTTGCTCTGCTAAATAAAAGCGTATACAATAACATGTATGCGCTTTTTGTTTAGTAGGTTCTAAACAAATATAGGCAAATAAAATCGCGGAAACGCAAAACAAAGGCTATTAATAGGAGAAACAATTATGGCATCTTTAGCAGAAATCAGAGCAAAACTCAAGGCAGCGGAATCGAAAGGTTCAGACAACAATCGTTCAGGTGGAGATAAATCAATTTATCCATTCTGGAATCTCAAAGAAGGCGGCGAATCTACACTTAGATTCTTACCAGACGGTAACGCCGATAACACATTTTTCTGGGTAGAACGTGCAATGATCAAATTGCCATTCGCCGGAATTAAAGGTGAATCAGAAAGCAAACCAGTAACAGTACAAGTTCCATGCGTAGAAATGTATGGCGAATCATGTCCGATTCTTAACGAAGTACGTGCTTGGTTTAAAGACCCAGCATTGGAAGATATGGGTCGTAAATACTGGAAAAAGCGTTCATACATTTTCCAAGGGTTCGTTGTTGAAGACGGTCTTGGCGAAAAGACAGACGAGCAACCAGAAAATCCAATCCGCCGTTTCATCATTGGACCTCAAATCTTTACAAGTATCCGTGCGGCACTTGTTGATCCAGAATTGGAAGATTTGCCAACTGACTTGGTACATGGTTTAGACTATCGTATGAAAAAGTCCAGCAAAGGCGGCTACGCAGACTACTCAACAAGTTCTTGGGCACGTCGTGAGCGTCCATTGAGCGATGCTGAAAATGCGGCAATCCAGCAACATGGCTTGTTTAACTTGTCAGACTTCTTGCCTAAGAAACCAGGCGAAGTTGAATTGAAAGTTATGAAAGAAATGTTTGAAGCGTCAGTTGACGGCGAACCATATGACATGGATCGCTGGGGTCAATACTTCAAACCAGCAGGTATGAGCCAAGCAACAGGCGACCCTGTTAAAGCAACTCCTAAGGCTAGCGCACCAGCGCCAGCAGATGATGAGGATGACACTCCAGCACCAGTAGCTAAGTCTACTCCTGCTCCAGCACCAAAAGCTGAAGCAAGTGCAGGCGGTGATAGTCGTGCCCAAGACATCTTGGCAATGATTCGTAATCGTCAGAAGTAATAAACACGGCTTGGGCCTCTGCAACCTAGTTGTACGCCCAAGTTATCTATTTAGGAGAAATAATAATGGCAACAGCAAAAACAGTAAAGTCTTTTGGCGACAAATTGACTAAGGTAAATGAATCATTTACAATTAATATGTATGATAATGGCTTCATGGTAGAAGCAGGTGGACGCAACAAGAAAGGCGATTATGTCAACGCTAAGATCTTGTGCAACTCACTAGACGAAGTTGTTTCACTAGTGCGTGAAGCATGCGAAATGGATAGGGACGTTTAATATGGCCACTAAAGCATTCGATTTATCAAAGTTTAGAAAAACTTTGACCAAGTCTATTGACGGACTTGGAGTAGGGTTTAATGACCCTACAGATTGGATTAGCACAGGCAATTATACGCTTAACTATCTAATCAGTGGAGATTTCCACAAAGGTGTACCGTTAGGTAAAGTAACAGTGTTTGCTGGTGAATCTGGCGCAGGTAAAAGTTTTATCTGTTCAGGCAATCTAGTACGCAATGCACAAGAACAAGGCATTTATGTTATCTTAATTGATAGTGAAAACGCACTTGACGAAAAATGGCTACACGATTTAGGTGTAGACACAACTGAAGATAAACTTCTTAAACTCAACATGGCTATGATCGATGACGTAGCAAAAACCATCAGCGAGTTTATGAAAGAATATAAAGCGATGGCAGAACGTCCTAAAGTCTTATTTGTCATAGACTCATTGGGTATGTTGCTTACCCCTACTGACATTAACCAGTTCGAAGCTGGCGATATGAAGGGAGACATGGGCCGTAAACCTA